GGTTTTGCCCCCCCCCCCCCCCCCGTTTTACATTCGCCCCCCAAATTCAGGAGTACGCACGTTCAGGACCGCCGGACGAAGGATTCAACCGGTGGAAGGAAGGGTGTTGGAAACACCAACGCAAGGACGCAATTCGCCCGGCAAGGCAGGACGCGGAGCCGGGATTCACATCACGCAAGAAAGGGACGCGAGATGACCACGGAGATTTCGACTAACACGGCACCAGCGAGAGGGTTGGCTCTCGCCTCGTTCACCGACGCAATGAAGTTCAGCGAGACGGTCGCCAATTCCGAATTCGCCCCGAAGGACTTCAAGGGCAAGCCGGCCAGTTGCATGCTGGCGATCCAGTGCGGAGCAGAAGTCGGCCTAGCCCCGCTTCAGGCTTTGCAGTCGATCGCCGTCGTAAACGGAAGGCCAGCCGTCTACGGCGATGCCGCGATGGCACTGGTGAAGGCGAGCCACGTTTGCGAGTACGTCACCGAGTCCGTTGAGGGCGACGGCGAGCAGATGGTCGCCACTTGCACGGCAAAGCGGCGTGGCTACCCGTCGGCTACCGTCGTGCGGTTTACGGTGGCAGACGCAAAGAAGGCTGGCCTTTGGGGCAAGAGCGGCCCGTGGACGCAATACCCGAAGCGGATGCTCCAGATGCGGGCGAGAGGCTTCGCCCTGCGGGACGCCTTTCCTGACGTTCTGAAAGGGCTTGTGACGGCCGAGGAAGCCCAGGACTACCCGGCGGCCACCGTGAGCGTGTCGCAGCACGATCCAGGCCCGGCGGGCGGTGCATACGCCAAGTTCGTCAAGCCGCAGCCCGCTCCGGTTGCCGAGCCTGCGAAGGTGAAGCCGGCGACCAGCGAGGACATGCAGAAGGCCCGCCACGCGATCAACAAGGCCGACGACCTGGGGCGGTTGGCCGACTTTCTCGCCACGGTCAACGAACGCTTTGAGGCCGGCATCTACACGCTGGAGCAGGCCGACGAGTTGCGGAACCTGATCGACACCAAGGTTGAGTGGCTGAACTCCAAAGAGGAGGTGACGGCATGAGCAACATGTACGACGACCAGGCCCGGCGGTTCATCCCGTCACTTGCCAGAGAGTGGGATCAGTTCATCCGAAGCCTCGACTGCGAGGACGACGCCGAGCCGCTGCCGCAGCCGTTGGCCGAAGCGCCGGCACCAAAGCCCGAGAACGCACGCACCATGCACCGCTACTCGCACGAAGAGCAGGACGCCTACAGCGACCGCATGCGGGCTCGGTTCGGAGGTGAGTGGTAATGGCGTGGCACGACTCGTGGACGAGCATGAAGAAAAAGCCCCAGCCGCAGGGGCAAACCCGCAGCGCATCGAAGCGGGGCGGACGCTCAGCGGGAGTAGCGAAACAAACCACCGCAGCCAAGGACGGCGATAGCAAGCCCTCCCGACGTTGACTTGGTCGGACGCCCGCACGTTACGCGGGCCAATACACGGAAAGGATGTCCATGAGCGACTACTACGCCACGACGGTTGACTACGGCCCGCTGTTCGCGCAACGCGCCCCGTCAAACGGCTCGATCACGTCGGCCCAGGCGGCTGACTCGCTCTCGCCCAAGGCGCTCAACGCCCTTCAGCGGAAGGTGCTCGAACTGCTCAGGGCCACGCCAGAAGGGCTGACCGACGAGGAGATGCAGAAGCGGCTGGGGATGAACCCGAGCACGCAGAGGCCGCGGCGGATCGAGCTTGCGAAGGCAGGGATGATCCAGAAGGCCGGCGTCAGGAAGACGGCGAGCGGAAGGAATGCAGACGTATGGAGGATCACATGAAGACTGTCACTGGCATCAAGATCGACCGTGAGTTCCAGAACCTCATCCCTGCGTTGACGACTGAAGAGCGCGAGCAACTGGAGGCCAACATTGTTGAGCACGGCGGTGCCCGCGATCCGCTTGTAGCGTGGCAACAAAGTGACTCCTCCGACATCCTCCTTGACGGCCACAACCGCTACGAGATCTGCGAGCGGCTCGGGCTGGCATACGAAGTCGAGCATCTGGAGTTCGACACGCGAGACGAGGCCGCCGACTGGATCGACCGCAATCAGCTTGGTCGTCGCAACCTATCGAAGCAGGATTACAAGCTGCTGCTAGGGCGGCGATACAACAGGGCCAACAAGGGGGCCGGTGCACCGCGAGGCAATGAGAACAGGGCCGAAAACAATGTGGACAAAAAGCCCACATTGAACACGACAGCCAAAAGGCTGGCGGCGGAGCACGGCGTCGATGAGAAGACGGTTCGCCGGGCCGGAAAGTTCCAAGAGGCTGCCGCCAAACTCGGCATTGAGAAGGACATTGCCGCCGGCAAGGTGAGGGCGACCGAGGCGGCCGTCGTCAAAGCGGCAACGGCGCTGCCGAAGCAACCGACACGCGAGCAGGTCGAGGCCGCTCGCGAAGAGGTGCGGCAAGAGAAGCCACGCCGCAGGGCCAGCAAGCCAGCCGTTGAAGTGTTCAAGGCCTATCCGCCTACGCGGTGCCTTGAGGCGGTTGAGTTCTACGCAAATGAATTTATCGAGCGATGCCCTTCGCGCGTCCTTGAACTAAAGGAAGTGATTGGTCGGTTGATGGATCGGTTGTCTTGATTTTCACGAAAGGAAGATGCGATGAGCTACGAATTGGTTGGCACCCCGCGTGCCCACAAGGTGACGAAGTCGATGGCTGAAAAGTGGTCCGGCATGGAGCAGGTCCGTAACGACAGGCCCCTCTCTGAGCGGCGGGTCGATGCGTACAAGAAGATGGCCGCGCGCGGCCTCATGCGTCCGGTGCACTGGGCAAAGGCCCACTGCCTGGAGACGCAAGAGAACTATCGCGTCAACGGCAAGCACACGAGCACTGCGTTCTCTCAGATGGACGGCCTGCCCGACACGCTTCAGGCCATCATCGAGGAGTACCAGTGCGACACTCTTCGGGACGTGGCAGAACTGTATGCCACATTCGACGCGCGGATCACGATTCGCACGACCGGCGACATCAACAAGTCGTTCGCGGCCGTCGACCCTGACCTGCACGACGTGCCAGTCAAGGTCATCAACCTGGCGGTGTCTGCGATTTCGCTGTGGAAATGGGGCGAGAACTACGCGCAGCACTCAGCGTCCGAGAGGGCCGAGTGTCTGTTCGAGCCTGAATGTAAGTCGTTCGTTCGCTGGCTTTGTGACATCGCAAGTGACTCCAAGGTCAACAAGCGGCTGCGACGGTCTCCAGTTGTGTGGGCTATGTACGCGACGTTCAAGAAGTCGCGTAAGGACGCCACGGAATTCTGGACTGCTGTGCGTGATGAAACCGGCACATCTCCGGCAATGCCCGACCGCAAAATCTCGCGGTGGCTCATGGAGAACGCTGTCGATTCGACTGGCCGTCGTGCCGGTGCGAAGGAGATGTACGCCAGGTGTGTCATAGCCTGGAACGCATGGCGGACGCAGACGAAGACCAACTTGTCCTACTACCCGGACGCAAAACTTCCGGCAGTCAAGTAGTTCGACGCCGCCCCCGTGATAGGCACGGTGCCGCTTCGACGCGGCGGGGCGGAATGGAAAGGAATCCACGATGGCTAAATCACCCGGCTTCTGGTTCTTCACTGGCGACTGGATGAAAGATCCAGAGCTTAGGTTTTGCTCGCTTTTTGCTAGAGGTTTGCTTGTCGATTTGCTTTGCATCCTGTTTGAAGCAAAGGAGCAGGGATACGCAAGCAACCCTGACGGCACGCCACGCACAGACGGGCAGATTGCGGACGCCGTATCCGGCGGATCACGAGAGGAAAAGCTGGCCGCGCTGGCGGAACTTGAGCGAAGTGGCGTTCTTTCCCGCGATTCTCGCGGGGTTCTGTTCAGCCGCCGCATTGCCCGCCTGGCTGAACTGAGCGACACCCGCAAGCAAAACGGAAGCAAAGGCGGTAGCAAACGCCAAGCAAAACCCAAGCAAACTGCCAAGCAAAACACGGGGGTTTCGGTTTCGGATTCTGTTTCTGATTCGGATTCGTTCAGAGAAGAAAACACACACCCGCCAGCAGGCGACGAATTCCGAAAGCCTGGCTGGGCCGCCGAGGCATGGGAAGTGTTTGTCTCCCAATGGAACGCCACAGAGCGAGCCGCCAAGTGGGAGCCGCTGACGGCCCCTGCCGGCTGGGTCGATCACGCGGCAACGCCGGGGTGGCTGGATCGCGCCCAGCAGGCGATGGCACGGTTGCCCGCCTGCAAGTTCTTTGAGAACCCGCTGGCGGTCACGAAGTTCTTCGAGTTCGTGGATCGCATTCTGGCCGGCGAGTTCGACAACCAGGCACGCAGGCATGGCAGGCAAGCCGCCGCGCCGGATGACGCGGAGCGAAAAGCCGCCCTTGATCGGAAGGCCGCCGAGTTCGCCGGCTACCGCCCAGCACCGTACAGACGCCCGAAGGAAGTCGTGGCGCTTGCAGACAGCATGAAACTCACGGAGGAGGATCTATGACATCCCTGACCGTCGGCGCGCCGCCGACAGCCCGCCAGCTTCGCGTGCTGCGGTACATCTCGCAATTCATCGACAGCCACGGGTACAGCCCGACCGTCCGAGAGATCGGCAAGCGGTTCCGGTTCAGCCCTAACGGCGTCGTCTGCCATCTCACGGCGCTACGAAAACGCGGGTGCATCACTTGGGTGGACGGCAGCGCGAGGACGCTTCGCGTGCTTGTGGAGGTGCCGAATGAGTGACAACCCGTACCCGCTTCCGCCTCCAGGTAGCGTTGCCCTCGTTTGCCTTTCGTTGGCGTGGCGGGACGACATCGACGACGAGGTGCGAAAAAGCCTGGAGCACGCCCATGACTCGATCGTGGCGCTCATGGATCGATTGGTGACGCAGGCGGCCATCCTCGAACGGCTGGAGGCACAGCATGACGCTTGAAGCGGTTTCTTTGGTGTTTCTCGGTGTGGTGTTGAACGGATTCACGTTTGTCGTCGGCCTAGCCGTCGGCATTTCTCTTTACGAAAGGAAGCAGGACAATGACAGCGACAGCAACGAAGAAGAAGACGCGATCAGCAACTGGCATCTCCCTCTCGACATCGGCTCTGCGCACAGCCCTGGCCTGCGTAGCGTCGGCGGTGCCCAGCAGAAGCCCAAAGCCGATTCTGCGAAACGTCAGGATCGGTGATGGCACGGTGACGGCCACCGACCTGGAATTGATGATCACAACGCCGCTGGCTGGGGCCACCGCGCCGGTGCTGCTGCCCTTCGTGCGGTTGCAGGCGATCGTGAACACGTTGTCGGACGACGAGGTGACGTTTTCGCCGGATGGCACGTCCTGCACGATTTCGTGCGGCGGTGGCAGTTGGCGGCTGCCCGTGGAAGATGCCAATGAGTTCCCGGTCGGGGGCGTCTCAAGCGGCGACTCGATCGGGCGGTTGCCTTGCGACCAGTTCCGAGCGTTGGTGTCGACGGTCAAGTTTGCCACAGACAACGACACCAGCCGCTTTGCCCTTGGCGGCGTGCTCATTGAGTTTCGTGATGGCACGCTGACGTTTGTCGCCAGTGACGGCCGGCGGATGTGCATTGCGTCGTGCGAGCTCGACCAGGCCCTCGACAACAGGGATACGCTCGTGCCACGTCGGGTGATCGACGTTCTCTACAGGATTGCAGCACGCGAAAACGAGGCGATCCAGTTGGAGACGACCGGCAAAAAGCTCGTTGCAACGATCGGCGGCACGGTCGTGGAAAGCGTGCTCGTGGATGGAAAGTTCCCGCGTTGGCGTGACGTGGAACCGAATCGGCCGCACGTCACGTCGTCGCTCGCCGTTGTGGGCAGTTTGCTGCACGCATGCGAGATGGCAGCGATCTGCGAGTCGGAAGCCAGCCGCGGCACGACCTGGGCGTTCACAAAGGACGGCCTGTGGATAACGGCCAAATCGAGCGAATACGGCGAATCGTCAGCGACCTGCGACCTCGTTCAAGCAGGCACGACTTGCACCGTGAAGCTCGACCCCCGGTTTGCCGTGGAATGGCTGTCAAAGCTTGACCCCGCGGAGACAGTCGAAGTCGAGGCGGAAAGCGAAAGCACGGCCGTCGTGTTTCGGGCAGGCGATTGCCGAAACGTCGTCATGCCGCTTGCGAAGGAGTGAGCGATGGACGTGTTGCTATTCCACCGGCTGTGGCACGCCGGGGCGTCGTCCCAGGAAATCGGGCGGCGCTTCGGCGTGTCAACGGCCACTGTTTACAAATGGGCGGCACGCTACAAGTTGCCAACCAGACGGCGGACGTACACGCCAACGAAAAAAGACCCGACGCTTGAAGAGATCGCAGAGCGGGCAGCGTATTGCCGACGCATGCGTGAGGCTGGTACGCCGATAGGAGGCGCGTGAGAAAGTTGACTTGTTTGCGATGCTGGCTCGCATGTTGGTCACGTTCGTAGTGCATGGCGAGCCCGTCCCGCAGCCGAGGCCGCGCGTCTCGACTCGGGGCGGGTTCGCTCGTGCATATGTGCCAGCGAAACACCCAGTGCATGCCTACCGCAAGCAGATCGCACTGGAAGCGATCACAGCGGGTCTGAAGCCACAGAGCGAGCCTGTGGAGGTGATTGTTGAGGCGGTCTTTGCGAGGCCCAAATCGCACATGACGAAGAAGGGCGTGAAGGCAACAGCGCCAAGGCTGCCAAGGCCAGACGTAGACAACATCGCGAAAGCAGTCCTTGACTCGCTGCAAGACGTGATGGGGGACGACACAAACGTCAGGCGATTGACTGTGGAGAAAACATTTGGAAACCAATCGCAGACGACCGTTAGCGTGAAGTGCGAAAACCCCTAGAAAACAGGCACAAAACGCACGCGACGTGCGAAAACGCCTATTTTTATAGGGCCAAACGCACTGCCGCAAAATGCTACACCCCACCCGGAGGGGTAGGTTCTCCCGGCGTTGAAAAACGAACGATGGGGCCGCGAGCAGCCAACCTTTAACACTGTGTTACGCAGGCCCGCGACCCACTGATGCCCAAGCCAAAGCAAACTGAATCAGCCGCCTACGAACGCGAAAAGCAGCGCGTCTCAGCGGCGCGTCGGTCGGTTTCGGCTAAGGGGCGAGAAATCGGTGATTTGCCGCCGGTTAAGGACGCCAAGCGGCGTGCTTCGTGTGCTCGCGACTTCCGCCTTTTTTGCGAGACTTACCTCGCCGAGTCGTTCCCGCTCGCATGGTCCCCCGACCACCTGACGGCGATTGCCAAGATTGAGGCTGCCGTCCTCCGCGGCGAGCTCTTCGCGTTCGCGATGCCGCGCGGCTCTGGCAAGACCACGCTCTGCGAGGCGGCCTGTCTTTGGGCGATGCTGTACGGGCACCGGCCCTTCATCGTGCTTGTCGGTGCCGACCAGACGATCGCCTCCGCGATGGCCGACAGCCTGAAGGCCCAGATCGAGAACAACGACACGCTCTTGGAGGACTTCCCCGAAGCGTGCTACCCGGTGCGATGCCTTGACCGGATCGCCCAGCGTGCGAAAGGGCAGACGTACCAGGGCAAGCCCACGGAGATCGACTGGGCGGCCGACCAAGTGACGCTGCCGTTCATCAAGGGATCGCCGTCCGCCGGAGCCTGCGTCCGGGTGGCCGGCATCACGGGCCGTATCCGTGGCTTGAAGCACACGCGGCCCGACGGGAAGACGATCCGGCCCTCGCTCGTGCTGATTGACGACCCACAGACAGACGAAAGCGCGAGCAGCCCATCGCAATGCCAGACGCGGGAACGCATCCTGTCGGGTGCCATTCTTGGTCTTGCCGGGCCGGGCGCGAAGATTGCGGGCCTATGCACGATCACAGTCATCCGGCCTGACGACCTGGCCGACCGCCTGCTTGACCGCGCCCGCCATCCGGCTTGGCAGGGAGAGCGCACGAAGCTCGTTTACGAGTGGCCAGCCGCCGAGGATCTGTGGCTGGAATACGGCGAACTGCGCCGCAGCGGGCAGCGGAACGGCACTGGCACGGCCGAGGCGGATGCCTTCTATGCCGCGCGGCAAGCCGAGATGGACGCTGGGGCTCGCGTGGCGTGGCCTGAGCGGCGGAACGAAGACGAACTATCAGCGATCCAGCACGCCTGGAATCTTCGCATTGACCGTGGCGAGGCCGCATTCTGGGCCGAATACCAAAACCAGCCGATCGCGGAGGACGTGGCGAGCGACAAGCTCGACAAGCGTGGCCTCGCGCTTCGGGCGACGCCGCTTGCCAAGGGCATCGTCCCAGCGAACCACCACCAACTGACGGCGTTCGTCGACGTGCAAGACCGCGTGCTCTTCTGGCTAGTGGCCTCGTGGTCGGAGCAGTTTGGCGGGCACGTCGTGCAATACGGCGTCTACCCTGACCAAGGCGTGTCGTTCTTCGAGGCGGGCAGCGCCAAGCGGACGCTTGCCAAGGCGGCCAACGGCGCTGGCTTTGAGGCGGCGCTCACGGCGGGGCTCGACAAGGTCACGCAGATGCTCTTGTCGAAGGATTGGAAGCGTGAGGACGGCACAGCGATGCGGGTTGGCCAAGTGCTGATCGACGCCAACTGGGGCAAGTCGACGCAGACCGTGCGGACGTTCGTCAAAAGGTCGCCTCATGCGTCGCTGCTGCTGCCAAGCCACGGCCGCGGCATCGGTGCGTCGTCGCCAGCCCTCACGGACAAAGGCAAGGCCCGCGGCGACCGCATTGGGCTCAACTGGCGGATCGGGCAGGTGAACGGGCAGCGGTCTGTGACGTATGACACGAACTATTGGAAATCATTCGTTGCCGCCCGACTGCGGCTTGCGAGCGGCGACCCGGAGGCAATCATGTTCTGCGCCGGGGAGCATGACCTCCTCTTTGAGCACCTGACGAACGAATACCCGGTCCGCACGGAAAGCAGCCGTGGCCGCGTGGTTGACGAGTGGAAACTCTCGGGCACGCGGTTTGAGAACCACTGGTGGGACTGCCTTGTCGGGGCGGCGTGCGCTGCGAGCATCGCTGGCGTGCAGCCGGTTGCAACGGAGAGCGGTGGCCGGCAGCGGAGGAAAGTGGCGCTGCCCTCTGGCCAAGACGGGCGGAAGGTCATCACGGTGCGGAGGCTCGGGGCATGATCACCCTTACCACCGTTGATGGCCTGTCGCGGGGCGACGGCGTGGCGATCGTCCGCCGGCTCACGCATGCCGGTAGCGAGTTCCAGTTGGAGGTTTCGCTTGCGCTGGCTGGCAACTCGTCAAGTTCGACGCCGCTTGTGTTGTGGCGCGAGAACGGTGCCCTTCTGGCCTGGGCATGCTCGCACCAGTGGCGCGAAATGCAGACGCTAGAAATGTTCACGGACGAGCGGCACCGTGGCCGTGGCATTGCGGCGGCCCTCACATGCACGCTATCGGCGGCAGGCGTGATTGACCGCGACGAGCCGTTGGCCGTTTTTTCGCCTGCCACCGAGTCGATTGCTCGGCGTGCCGGCTTTGGGGAAGTGCTCCGCTACGAGCACGACTGGCGGCGCGTTCGTTAGCCACACCCCCTGCGGGTTGTGCCGTCTGACCCCGTACCGTCGCCGCTATGAGCGACGACATCCGCGACGCGATTGAGTCTACCGCGAAGGGGCCGAAGCGCGTTCGTACGGACGCTGGCGAGGTCGAATCGCAAGACATCGAGCAGCAGATTGCCGCAGACAAGTATCTCGCGGCCAAGGCTGCCACGTCGTCGACCAACAAACATCGCGGGCTTCGGTTCAATCGCATCCTCCCGCCGGGCACGATCTAGATGGCGTTTCTCGACCTGTTCCGGGGCCGGCAGACGCCACGCACGACCGTGGTGCCGGTGGCTCGCGCCAAGTTTGACGCCGCCGAGAAGGGCGACGATGTGCGGCATTGGGCCAACGCGGACGCCTTCGCGGCCGACGCGGCCCTTTCGCCATCGGTGCGGCGGACACTCCGCAACCGGGCGCGGTACGAGCGGGCAAACAACTCCTACCTTGCCGGGATCTCGGCCACGCTGGCCAACGACCTGATCGGCACCGGGCCGCGGCTGCAACTCGACATCGGCGACGACCTGGCCGCCCGGATGGTCGAGCGGCTGTTTTTCGACTGGGGCTGGTCGATCGACCTGCCGGCCAAGCTGCGGACCATGCGCGAGGCCCTGGTTGTCGATGGCGAGGCGTTTGCCCTGATGGTGAGCAACCCGCGCCTCTCTGGCGTGCAACTAGACCTCCGGCTTGTGGAAGCCGAGATGGTGGCCACGCCGACCGAGCTCATGCGGCAGACGATCACGCCGGAAGGCAACACGGTCGACGGCATCGAGTTCGATCCCGTGGGCAACGTCGTTGCCTATCAGGTGCTGAATTTCCACCCCGGCTCAAACTTCCGCGTCAACAACCTGCAATTCAGCCGGGTGCCAGCAAACCAGATGATCCACTGGTTCCGGCCGATCAGGCCCGCACAGCACCGTGGAATGCCAGAGGTGGCACCGGCGCTCAAGCTCTTCGGGCAGCTTCGGCGCTACACGGAGGCTGTCATCGCTGCGGCAGAGACGGCGGCCGATTTCGCAGCGTTCATCCACAGCAATTCCCCGGCTGCAGAGGTCGACGAGGTCGATGCGTTCGCGGCCCTGGAGATCAGCAAGCGGACGCTCACCACGCTCCCAGAGGGCTGGGACATCTCCCAACTCAAGGCAGAGCAGCCGACCTCCACCTACAAGGACTTCAAGCGCGAAATTCTGAACGAGATCGCGCGATGCCTCCAGCTTCCGTACAACGTCGCCGCTCTCGATTCCTCGTCCTACAACTACGCCTCTGGCCGCATGGATCACCAGGTTCATGCGACCAACCAGCGCATCGAGCGGGACCAAGTCGAGCGGACGATGCTCGACCGCGTGCTTTCGGCGTGGGTGAACGAGGCCAGCCTCGCCGGCATCCTGCCCGCCGGCCTGCCCGATTTCAGCGAGTGGAACTGGGGATGGGCGTGGGACGGCAAGGAACACGTCGACCCGACCAAGGAAGCAAGCGCCGCCGAGACCCGGCTTCGCACGCTCACGACGACGCTCGCCGCTGAATACTCGCGACAGGGCAAGCGGTGGGATGTGGAACTGCGGCAGATCGCCGCCGAGCGGGCGCTCATGAACGAGCTCAACCTCGCGATGCCCGATGCCACCCCGCAGCCGGTTGCGCCGCAGGAGGCTGACGCATGACCTGGGAATTCGACCACGAAGAAGAAGACACGGACTTCGACCTCATCACGTTTGGGTGAACCATGGCCGACAATCTAAAACTTTCGACCGATGTGACTTTCCTCCAGGCTGCCGAGGCCGATGCCGCCGCGGGGCCGAAGAAGTTCCGCATCGTGGCCTACACGGGCGCGCCCATCAAGCAGGCGTGGAGCCGCGAGCCGGTCGTGATTGACCTGGCCGGCATGACGCTGCCCTCCACGATCCCAATCGTGATGGGGCACGACTATGCCCTCGGCTCGATCTTGGGCCAGGGCACACCGACCGTGCAGGGCGGCGAGTTGGTCGTCGAAGGCGAGATCCTCGCCGACAACGAAACCGCCCGCCAGGTGCTCGCGCTGGCAGCCGCTGGCTACCAGTGGCAGGCGAGCGTCGGTGCCGATGTCGGCCGCCATCTGCGGTTCGGAGAAGACCAGTCAACAACTGCTAACGGACAGACCCTCGTCGGGCCTGTCCGCGTCGTTCGGGCCTCCACGCTGCGGGAGACCTCTTTCGTCACGCTCGGGGCCGACCGCAGCACGGCCGTCTCGATTGCCGCAGACGCGGCAGAGGAGTCACCCATGGCGGACACCGCCAACCAGAAGCCCACGGAAGAGGTCGACGTGACCCCGGCCGTGGAAGCCACGGCGACGGACGCCGTGGAGATCAAGAGCCACGTCGAGGTGACCGGGAGCGACGAGCTCTTGGCGAAGCTCGACGCATTCCAGAAGAAAGTTGAGAACATGGAAAAGCTCCTGCTGACCCGTGACGAGCGTCCGGCCGCCCCGGCGGTGCACGTCGCCACCCCGGCCCCGCTCACCTCTGAGGTGATCGAGGCGTCGTTCGCGCTCCAGGGCGGCCTGCCCGGTGCCGAGAAGCAGTACGACGAGAAGACGCTCGAAGCGGCCCACAAGGCCCGCCGCGAGCTCTCGCTCGGCGAGGTGATCGTCCAGGCTGCGGTGAGCAACGGCTACGAAGGCCCGCGCCGCCTCAACGCCGCAACGCTGCGTCCGATCCTGGCTGCCGCGTGGGCGACCCACGCGATCAGCGGCATCCTGAGCAACACGGCGAACAAGTTCTTGCTCGCCGGGTTCAGCTCGGTTGAGTCGGCGTGGCGGTCGATCTCGACGGTTCGCTCGGTCAACGACTTCAAGACGCTGACGAGCTACCGGCTCAACGGCGGCTTCAAGTTCGACAAGGTGCCCAACGGTGGCGCGCTGAAGAACGCTGCGGCCTCTGAAGAGAGCCGGACGATCTCTGCCGACACTTACGGCATCATGACGAGCGTCACCCGGACGGACCTGATCAACGACGACCTCTCGGCGTTGACGGCGGTTCCGCAGCGGATCGGTCGTGGCGGTGCCCTCAAGCTGAATGACGTGTTCTGGACGGAGTTCCAGGCTGACCAAAACACCTGGTACACGTCTGGGCGTGGCAACATCAAGACCACGGCCGGCGCTCTGACCCTTGGCAACTTGAAGAACATCACGACGCTCTTCCGGAAGCTCAAGGATCCCGATGGCAACCCTGTCGCGGTGGATCCCAGGATTCTCTTGGTGCCGGCCGACCAGGAGCTCGCCGCCGCCGAGATCATGGGCACCAACCTCTTGGTGGGTGGCAATACCACGGTCCCGAATGTCAACGTCCTCGCCGGTCGTTACCAGGTGGTCTCGACGACCTACCTGACCAACACCGACGACTACTACCTCGTCGCATCGCCGGCCGATCTGCCCGCGATGGAGGTGGCGTTTTTGAACGGCGTTCAAAGCCCGATCGTGGAGACGGCCGAGGCCGACTTCAACACGCTCGGCGTGCAGATGCGTGGCTACTTCGATTTTGGCGTCGCCAAGGCCGAGTATCTCGCAAGCGTGAAGGCCGACGTGTCGTGATCTTGACCCGGCGGGCTGGTGATCGCGCCAGCCCGCCGGGATGTCTTCCTACTCCACTTTCCATCTGACGAGGTGATTTCATGGCTTCTTATGTTCAAGACGACGATCTCCTCAACTACACGCCCGGCTCGGCCGTGGCGGCCGGCGAGGTGGTCGTGATCGGTTCTTTGATCGGCATCGCCCCGCGTGCCATCGCCGCCAACGCGCTCGGCACGCTGGCTGTGGAAGGCGTGTGGGAGATGCCGTGCGCCTCGGGTGCCACTGGTGCCCAGGGCTCGGCTATCAACTGGTACGCGACCTCCGGCGTGGCTCACGCCTCGACGGGCGTCGCGGCCGGCAAACTGGCCAAGGATCGTGCCGCGGCCGACACGTCGGTTCAGGTGCTCATCAACCGCTAGTCGGTTCACACCGCAACCCCCCGCCGGCGCGTCTTCTCCCTTCACGCGCCGCGGGGGCGTTGTGGCTAGCTGGAGACGCGATCATTGGACATGCTCTCAACAGGTGCGACGTGGTTGGCCGCCCAGCTAAAAGCTTCGGCGTCCAAGACCGTGACGTTTGTCCGCGGCAACAACGCCGTCGAAGTTGAGGCAACGATCGGATCGTCGGCGTTTGAGGCGGCCAACCAGAGCGGTGTGGTCGAGCGGTGGGAATCCCGCGACTTCATCGTTTCGGCAGACGACCTGCCGTTTGGCGACCCTGCACACGGGGACAAGATCGTCGAAACGATCAACGGCATATCAGTGACCTACTCCGTGGCGACGCCGCGAGGCGTCCCGCTGTGGCACTACGCTGATGCGTACCGCGTTTCGGTCCGCGTCCACACCACTCAGGCCGAGAGCGGCGTGACCTACATCGCAACGGAGGGCGGCGACCTCTTGATCGCCTGACGCCATGCCATTCTTTTCGCTGCCGTCCGGGGCATCGCCCGTGCTCGCTGGAAATGCCGCCCCCACTGGCGGCGTCGGCAATACGGGCGACCTGTTTATCGACCGCTCCAACCAAATCCTCTACGGCCCCAAGGACGCGGTTACGGGATGGCCGTCTGGCATTGACCTGTCAAACGGCCCTACGGGAAGCACGGGCCCCACTGGGGCGGCGTCCACGGTGCCGGGTCCGACAGGCAGCGTCGGCAGCACGGGCCCCACGGGAAGCGCTGGAAGCACGGGCCCCACGGGAAGCGCTGGAAGCACGGGCCCCACGGGTGCGGCTTCCACGGTGCCGGGGCCCACGGGCCCAAGCGGCGGCCCCACGGGGCCCACGGGTGAGGCTGGCAGCGTCGGCAGCACGGGCCCCACGGGTGGGGTCGGCACA